CGTAATGGGCCTTGGCGAACTTCTGATTAAGATGCATCTTAGGTATGGATCGAAAGATAGTCTCATCTTTATTGATGAACTATTTAAGACTATGGCGTTCGAGTCGTATCAGGCGTCAATCAATCTTGCCAAGCTTAAGGGAGAGTTTAAATACTTCGATACGGAATCTTATTTGCGATCCGGTTACATGAAAGCAATGCCAGAAGAAATCAGAGAGCAGGTTAAGAAGCACGGTATTCGTAATGTTTGTTTGCTGACGGTTGCTCCTACTGGAACCACTGGTACAATGATGGGAACATCGACTGGTATTGAGCCATACTTTAATTGGCAGTACACCCGAACTTCTAGACTTGGAACAGAAATAGAAACCGTGTCTGTCATTGATGATCTTAAATTAGATATTACAGATTTACCAGAATACTGCGTAACGGCTATGGATATGATACCAGAACAGCATGTGGCTGTTCAGGCAGCAATCCAGCGTTGGGTGGATTCTGCTATTAGCAAGACAACCAATTGTCCGTCGGACTTCTCTATAGAAGACACTGACAAGTTATATAGGTTGGCTTACGAACTTGGGTGCAAGGGTATCACCATCTATCGAGACAACTCTCGAGATGAACAGGTACTGAATCAAATGTCTCTTGGTTTAGACGAAGAGATTCAGGCATGCAGGATTGATGATCCTGATTGTCCAACTTGCGCCCTGTAGGGTATGAATGCATCAGAGAGGTACATAACATATTGGTATGAGAGTGCAGATGGAGATGTTGAAGAGTTGGAAATTAACGCTTCTACTACTCCGCCTGCCACACTGAATATGCCGACTGCACAAGGGCTGATAGAGTCGTACATCCTGATAGATGAGGAATACGATGATTCCAGTCCAATATGCGATGATTGAGTTGCTTTTTGATACGAAATCTGATACTCTACACACAGATGAGTAACAGATTGGTAAGAAAAAGTAAGAATATCGTTGTGCCGCAGTCGGCTTTTGGTGTTTGTCTATGGAAGATGCCGGATGGCGGTTTCATTGCTGATGGCGATGGCAACTATATGTGTGCCGAAGGTATGGTTGGTGATCGCAAGGTAGAATCTCAGATGGCAGAGGCTGCAAATTATTGGGCAGGAAAGGACAATGGGGGAAAACCACATTGGATTGACAGCGCAAGAAAGGTCTCAAGTGAAGAGCGAAAAGAACAAGAAGGAAGGCTGCGTGAAGGGGAGCTGCCTGATCCAGTAGAGGATGCCATTATAGAAGTGGCACCGCATAGAGGATAATTATGGGTGAAACATCGTTTGTAGAAGAGGATGCAGGAATCGAAATTGATGACGTTAGTTATACTCAGATAGAGTCTCAATTTGTTAGTACTGATCCTTTTAAAAAAATAGACATATCTAAACAGTCGTCCAAGATGAAGAGGCGACATCAGAGACTTCAAAAGGCTGCGCCGGGAAAACCCAATAAGGGAATCGATGATGCAAAGTCTCGTTACGTTGATCCAGATGCGATTGACGGATATGCGCTCTATGATGTTATTGAACCACCACATGATTTAAATATTTTAGCTGATCTATATGAAACAAATACTACACACTTTGCTGCGATTAATGCTCGTGTCGCAAACACAGTAGCTTTAGGATATATGTTTGTAGATTCCGAAAAGACAAAGCGTCGCGTTGAGAAGGCAGATACTCCAGAGAAGAAACAAAAAGTTAGATTAGAATTGGTTCGTGAAAAAAAGAAGTTACAAGTTTTGTTGGATGAATCAAATCTGGAAGATACTTTTGTTGAAACTATGATTAAGCTATGGATAGATTATCTATCTGTTGGAAATGCTTACCTCGAGATCGGTAGAACCAATGTTGGTAAGATAGGATATATTGGTCATATACCGGCTGTCAATATGCGGGTGCGCCGCATGCGTGACGGCTTTGTACAGATCGCACGACATAGCAAGATTCAGTCGGTGTACTTTAGAAACTTTCAAGACCTAGAAACTTCAGATCCTATTAATAGTGATGGACGGCCTAATGAGATTATTCATTTTAAGGCATACACGCCTACAAATAATTATTATGGTGTGCCATCTGCTGTAACTGCAATTGGTGCTATTTTGGGAGATAAATACGCAAAGAATTATAATATTGATTACTTTGAAAATAAAGCCATTCCTAGATATGCAATTATTCTTAAGGGCGCCAAACTTAGCAATAGGTCAAAACAAGAACTGGTTAATTACTTTAGGACTGAAGTTAAGGGCAGGAATCATGGAACCTTGATTGTTCCCCTGCCAGCCTCACTTGGTGGTGATGTAGATATTAAATTTGAGAAACTAGAAGCCGCTATTCAGGATGCGTCATTTGATAAGTATAGAAAATCTAATCGTGATGAGATCTTAGTAGCTAATAGGGTTCCAGCTCCCAAGGTTGGTGTATATGATAATGCCAACCTTGCCGTGTCCAGAGATGCTGATAAGACATTCAAGGTTCAAGTTGTGGGACCGGATCAAAAAATTATAGAAAAGAAGGTTAATAATATCGTTAAAGAATCTACTGATCTCCTGGACTTTAAATTTGAACAGATTGATCTCGTTGATGAAGATGTTCAATCTAAGATTAGAGATCGGTATCTGCGCACCGAAGTGGTTTCACCCAATGAGGTACGCAACATGCTGGGTCTACCTGACCGTGAAGATGGTGATGAGGAACTGCCATTCCCAAGTAATATTCGGAAGATGGAGTTGCTTATGCAAACGGGTGTCAATCCGTTTACCGGTGAAGACATGGAAGAGGAAGAACCAGAAAGGCCAGAGGGCGCCCCCGAGGGGAATGACAATGCTGACACTCCCCCAGCGGGAGACGACTCCGCGAATCCTGAGGCCAGCAATGAGAGAGGCTCTGCCCAAGACTCAGACGGGGTTCGTGAACAAGAAAAATAGGAGGACAAAATGTACGGAAATAGTAGTATAACATATTCAAATATCAGCGTAGATAGTACTGATGCAAAGATCAGTTTGGGTCATCATACTGATGGTATTTATTTTCACAATACTCATGCATCGACTGATGCCACGGTTAAACTTAACGACCTTGTGTCTGTGTTGATTCCTGCTGGCGGCCAAGAGTACGTTTGCATTCCTGGTGATTATACTGAATTTCAAGTGATCACTGCGTCTGTTACTCTGGCCGTTTTTGCTGTGGGTTAAGATTATTGTTAATAAAGCAAATATGTGTTACAATAGTCTCCATAGCTTCATAAGGAGGCAATAATATGCATGGCGAAAGTTTGCAACTTATTTTCCCGATCTCTGTTGTTAAAAATGAAGAGCGGGTTGTAGTTGGTGTAGCCACTGCTGATAATGTAGACAAGTCAGGAGATGTCGTAAGTTTTGAGGCGTCTGCTACTGCTTTTAAGAATTGGCAAGGCAACATACGTGAGATGCACCAGCCTCTGGCTGTAGGTAAGGCTGTGGGTCATCGTCCCGTTGAGATTAACGAGGGTGGAAACACCTACCGTGGTGTAGAGGTTTCTGCATATATTTCAAAAGGGGCAGAGGATACTTGGCAAAAGGTTTTGGATGGCACCCTTGGTGCGTTCTCTATCGGTGGTCGAATTCTCGAACGTAAAGATGATGAAACGAGAAAGTTTCGAGGTCAGCCGGTTAGTGTAGTTACCAAGTATGAACTTGGTGAGTTGAGTTTGGTGGATAATCCGGCAAACCCAGTCGCTAACATTACGTTGATCAAATCTGATGACGAAGGTCTATCCTATGCTCTCGCGATTGATGAAACAGAGTGCCACACAGTTGGCGATACGACAATATGTATTACAGATGATATAATTAAACATACCGAATGTGACTGCAATGTTACGAAAGACTTGCATAATAAGGATTATTCTGATATGGTTACATACATGGAAGATACAGACGTTCTAACTACGTCTGACGATACCTCGTCAACTGACGGGGTTTTTGAGGGCGCTGAGTTGGAAGATAAGATCTCACTTCTTCAGAGGTTCTTGACTTGGTTATCTGATCCCGCGAATGCGGAGTCGGAGACTATTGTTGATTCTGATGAAGACGATGTAGAAAAAATAACTGCTGAGGTGGAAGAGATTACGCTTATGGCAGAAGAAATCAATGAAGGAGATGATATTGATATGAATATCGATGAACTCACTGCAGCTCTAGGAACTGTCATTGATGAAAAGCTGGCTTCGCATTCCGAGGCTTCTGCCGCACAGGTTGAAACTTTGATTGAAGATAAGCTGGCCTCTGCCATTAATGCAATGACTGAGAAGCAGGATGAACTCACAGCTAAGGTTGATGAGTCCGCAAA